AGGCTCTTTATACCTAAGCGGCTTGAAAAGTATCCCTGATTTGTTCAACCCGACTGTGGGCGGCTATTTAGACCTAAGCGGCCTGAAAAGTATCCCTGATTTGTTCAACCCGACTGTTGGAGGCTCTTTAAACCTAAGCGGCCTGAAAAGTATCCCTGATTTGTTCAAACCGACTGTTGGAGGCTCTTTATACCTAAGCGGCTTGAAAAGTATCCCTGATTTGTTCAACCCGACTGTGGGCGGCTATTTAAACCTAAGCGGCCTGAAAAGTATCCCTGATTTGTTCAAACCGACTGTTGGAGGCTCTTTATACCTAAGCGGCCTGAAAAGTATCCCTGATTTGTTCAACCCGACTGTTGGAGGCTCTTTAAACCTAAGCGGCCTGAAAAGTATCCCTGATTTGTTCAACCCGACTGTTGGAGGCTCTTTATACCTAAGCGGCTTGAAAAGTATCCCTGATTTGTTCAACCCGACTGTGGGCGGCTATTTAGACCTAAGCGGCCTGAAAAGTATCCCTGATTTGTTCAACCCGACTGTTGGAGGCTCTTTAAACCTAAGCGGCCTGAAAAGTATCCCTGATTTGTTCAACCCGACTGTGGGCGGCTATTTAGACTTAGGAAGCGGATTAACGGCAAAAACTAAACCTTATATTACTAAACCATTGATTTGGCACAATGGTAAATATATTATGGTTGACGGTATATTTACCGAAGTTTTAATGCACAAAGGGAATGTTTGGCATGTTAAAAAACTAAACATCGCTAAAAACTTTTATTTGGTATCGGATGGGAACGGCAATTATGCACACGGCGATACACTTAAAAAGGCAAAGGAAGATTTGAAATATAAGGTTATTTCTGAAAGCCTTAAAAAACAACCGATAAACGCTGATACCGTTGTAACTATCGGGCATTACCGCGCTGTTACCGGTGCTTGTGAAATGGGTGTTAAAAACTGGTTACAGCAAAACGGCATTACAAAAGATAAAATAAAGGCATCAGAATTATTGCCATTACTTAAAAAAACAACTGCTTATGGTTTTGAGCGATTTAAAGAGCTTGTAACATTTTAACCCATGAAAAAAGACACCAAATTGATAATTAAAAAGAACAAAAAATGAAAAAAATCACCGATAAAGACCGGATAAACTTAGTAAGCATCGACAATAAAAGTGCCGAAAAGCTTTTTGACAAATTCTTATATATGATGCAAAATGCATTTGATAACCTTAATATGGAGTATGACATATATGCATTTCAAAAAGCATCGGCTAAAATTGTTTCAATCATCGACTCAATGAAGCCCACACCTGAACAGCTTGAATATCTTAACTCAATAACCACCCCATGACAGAACCAACAAGGCACTATTTAACGCCGATATTAACGGTAGTTGAGAACAAATTTAAAGAGGGCAAAGAACCTATTGCCCAGACCGAACCGACAGAAGCCGAACACCCAATAACAGCCATCATAGGCCGGGATGCATCCGAGGTTACAAAGCGCAACGTATGGCTGCCAAAAATTGACTTGCGCACCTCGAAGACTAAACATATCGGCATGAGGTATGCTATTCAAAGAGTTTATCATCATGTGATAGGTTAAGAACCAACCCAAAAAATCAGTACATTTAATTAAGGAAAAACATGTCAACAGGACTAACAACAAAACAACAGCCAGTTACTATTCAAGAACTATTTATCAACCCCGATAGGGCTGTAGAACAGGACGAGTTATTAGTATTTTTAAACCAACCACCACCAGCGGATTGGGTAAAAGAACATCCATTTATTAAGGGACATTTATTTTTGCCTATTGAAAAAGTCGAGTTCATGCTTAAACGCTTTTTTAAGGTGTATAGCATCGAAGTAAAAGAGTATAAGCAAATACTTAATGCCATAACCATTCATGTACGTGTAGGCTATCAAAACCCGCTCACATCGCAAATGAATTACCACGATGGCGTTGGCGGTTGCGAATTGCAGACCGCAAAAGACACGGGTATATTAAAATTAGATGCCAGCAACATCAATAAGGGGGCTGTTCCTATGGCTTTGGGCATTGCAAAAAGTATAGCGATAAAAGACGCTTGCGACCATATAGGTGTTATCTTTGGGGCTAACTTAAACCGTAAAGATACACTGCCTTACACGCCTGATATGAACCTATTAAATGCTGCTAATAGCCATGAACATAAACGCATGGTTAAACTAATTGATAAAGCTAAAAATCAACATGAACTCGATAGTTTAAGAGAATATTTAACCGATGAATTAACGCCAATATTTGATGAAAAATGGAAAACATTCAACAAATAGCAGATAGCTTTAAAATCAGGGCTTCGGCGGCGATTGAAATTTGCGCAGGTCAGATTGGGTTAACCGATAAACAAAAAGAAACGCTATCGGCTTATGACTTGCGATTTAACGGCACTGGAAAACCACTTACAGAAAATATGCTTAATGAGCGTTTGCAACTTATTGAAAAAAGGGATAACCCTGAACTACCAGACGGTGCAAAAACATATTGTAAAAAATGGTTAAAAGAGTATATTTACAAAAGGCGACCTGAATTAAAGTCGAGGTACATTGATAAAGGTAACTTGACCGAAGAGGACGGTTTCACCCTTGCTTGTTTGGAATTAAACTTAGGTATGGTTAAAAAAAATACTGAATTTCATTCGAATGACTATATGTGTGGAACTGATGATTTGTTTAAAAACGGCATCGTTTACGACAATAAATCATCGTGGTCTCTTGATACATTTCCGATGTTTGAAACTGAATTGCCTGACCCTAAATACGAATGGCAAGTAAATGTTTATTGCCAACTTAGGGGCGTTGAAAAAGGCTTCGTGGTTTACACATTAATCGATGCTCCAATGGAGTTAGTAGAACGTGAACTTAAATGGATTGATAGTGCAGATGAAAAATATAAACGTGCTATTAATTTGATTTATACAACAGAACAATTTGAAATTGCTAAATCTGCTTTTTTTGCGGACAGCACATTGGATTACTTCGTAGAAATACCAGCTAATAAAAGGGTTAAATCGTTCCCTATAACAAAAGATGCTAATAAAATTAATTTTATCATTGAGCGGGTAAAAATGTGCCGCTCTTATATCTTAACACTTTTAAAACAATCTTAAAATCATGGCAAACAACATCACAGTAAAAATCGACTTGCTAAAACTTGCAGGCGCAACAGTAATGGAACTTGGTAAAAACAAAACAAAGTGTGTAGCTATCCCAATTGAAATGGCTATGCTTTACGAGGGTACAAAAGGGCTATACCTGGACATGACTGCTATTGAACTGACAAACCCACGTGCCGACAGTAAAGATACTCATTTGGTAAAACAAGTTATACCAAAAGATAAATATTCTGCCATGACCGAAGATGAACGCAAGGCGCAACCAATTTTGGGAAACGCTATTTATTGGGGTAGCGTCAGCGAGGTTAAAGATAAATCAGCGTCTACACCGGCTGCTACACCTGATTGGATGTAATGTACCTCACCCAAACAAAATTAAGCGGAAAGGGAGAAGTCTACGGAAATATAGGCGACTTTGTAACGGTAATATGCTACTCTCTGCCTGCTGTTATTGTTGAGGATGTACGTGGGGAAAGGTTTTCGGTGAGGGTGAATGAGATTTCCGAAACGAAGCCGAGCGATGTTGCGCCTATCAAACAGCAAACCAAACTACCCACTAAACTAACACAGGCTGAAAAATTGCAGCTTGAATATTTGGATAAGAAAAGATGATACACCCCCTAACCTACGAAAAAATACCCATCGACACCCACCTACAAGGCTACGGAACATACGACTACGAATGCACTTATGAAGATTGCACATATTGCAAAATGATGGGATTAAAACATCGTGTAATAGTTTACGAGCCAAAAGTAAAACGTATCAAAAAACAAAAGAAAACAAGGGTAAAAATCCGAAAATGGACATACGAGGAGCTGGCAATGATAACCAGAGACTTTAACGTTATTCCTAAAATAAAAGGACGTTCCAAGTTAGCGGTTTATAATTATCGATGGCGACTCGCTAAGATAATGAAGATTAATCTGAATTTGTATGAGCCGTATAAAAGGAATTATTATAAGAAATTGCAAAGTAAATTATGAAAACCGACCAACAACTACTCCACGAAATAACAGGCCGCAAAAGGATTATGGAGGCGGTGAAAGATGCCAAAGTGAACATGAAAATGCCAGATTGCTATCACTACGTACGTGATGAGGGTTTGCAGCCGTTTAAACTTTATTGGTATATTGGGGTGGAGAGGGGCGGGATAGATTGAGAATGATATGATAAACAAAATATACAACGAACCGTGCTTGGAAACCATTAAACGTTTTCAGCCGAACTCTATTGATTGCGTGATAACAAGTCCCCCTTACTGGCAGTTGCGAAATTATGGCTATGAGGGCCAATGTGGATTAGAGCCGACATTTCAGGAGTATCTTGAACATTTATGGGAAATGATGGATGGTATTTACAAGGCACTTAAACCGAGCGGCACCTGTTGGATAAATTTGGGGGATACCTATGGCACACAAAGCGGTGGTATGCGAATGGCGCAAGATAACTTTGAAAGCAAGGAAAGTAAATACGGTGCTTATGAAAAACCAATAGCGCAACCAAAATCATTACATAAATGCCTCTTGCTCCTACCCCATCGTTTCGCCATAGGTTGTATTGACGGGGGATGGATAATTAAAAACGACATTGTATGGGCCAAAAGAAATGGCATGAGCGAAAGCGTACAGGATAGGTTTAGTAAAAAGCATGAATACTTTTTCTTTATGACAAAGTCTGAAAATTATTACTTTGATTTGGATGCTGTTAAAGATAAAACAAAGACATTTGACTTTTCGAAACGCAATAGGGATGTTAGTAAGCTTAACAACACGCCGGGACGGTCCAAAATGGGCGGACTAAAAACGAACAACTATGAAACCAAAAATCCAGGCGATGTTTCTGATTTTTGGGATATAAATACTAAGCCGTCTAAAAAGCAACATTACGCCCAATATAATGACCAATTATTAAAAAAACCCGTATTGGCGGGATGCCCCGTTGGTGGTATTATATATGACCCGTTTATGGGTAGTGGAACAACGGCGTTAATGGCTTTAAAGCATGACCGTAACTTTATTGGTAGCGAAATGAGTATCAAATATTTAGCCATTGCCAACGAAAGTATAACTCATTTTCAATCGCAGGGGCGCATATTTGCACCTGAACCTACTGTTTATAAACCTAAACAGATATTTTTATTCTGATGCCACCAAAGAAAATCAATTCATCGTCTGGGCTAATAATAGGCGCAAAGTCGACATACAAATCAAAACCAAAGCCATACGTAGAAAGCGAGTTCATTACTAATTACCGTAAAGATCGGGATAGTTTCGACTGGACACCCGAACCGCCATCATATACCGGCGAAAGTTTTACTTTACAGGAAATTGCAAATATGTCGTTGGATGATTTGCAGCCGAAAAAGGTAACGAAGGAGCAACAATTGCAGATGGGATTAGTCGGTATGAAATCTAAACGTGCCGCTAAGATTGTAAGCGAAGATGATACGAAGCGAAAGTACGAAGAAATGTCTTTACAGGCTGAATTTTGCAACTGGATGAAAAAATATTATCCGCATGTAAAGTTTATACACCACGAGCGCGAACGCCAACGGGGACACTTTGCGCAGAACCAAACGCAAGTCTTAAATACGGCTGGCTCAATGCCAGATTGGGAAACCACTTATGCAACTGATAAATATGCAGGACTGTATATTGAATTTAAGAAACCTGGCGAAAAATGGTTAATGGCCGATAACGAAACTATTAAACCGCAATATGCCCATCAGTATCATTGCCATGTTGCTTTATGGAAACAGTGCAGGGTGGTTTATTTCTGTAATGATTTTGAGATAGCCAAAATGATAGTAATTCAATATCTTGAGGGCCGTAACATGCGGCAACGGGTTTATAAGTACCCTGAAAGTCATAAGCATTTGGAGTTTATGGAATAATCTAAAAATAATTACGATTTAATTTGCATGTTACTGTATTTTTACGTTACTTTACAGTAAATAATTAAAAACATGAAAACAACAACAGAAACAACAGAAAAATTCTACATATTCCGGACCTATTCTGCAGGCGTATTCTTTGGAAACAAAAATTGGATTAAGGCAGAAGTATTTTACAATGATGAAAACTTAAAGGGTCATTTACCTGTACTGACAGTTACTAATTGCCGCCGCTTATGGTCATGGTCTGGTGCAGCATCTTTAACTCAATTAGCCGTTGAAGGTACAACCAATCCAAATGGCTGTAAATTCACAATGACAGTTACCGATGATGAGGGCGTTTACCTGCCACAAGTAGTTGAGGTAATTCCATGTACACAAAAAGCCGTTGACAGTATTAATTCGGTAAAAGTATGGAAGCTTTAATTAAACAATTCTTATCGATTGGATCGCCAAGCTCTGGCAATGGCTCTGGCTCTGGCTCTGGCTATGCCGATGGCTATGGATCTGGCGATGGCGATGCCGATGGCTATGGCTATGGATCTGGCTCTGGCAATGGCTCTGGCTCTGGCGATGGCTATGCCGATGGCTATGGCTATGCCGATGGCTATGGTGATGGCTATGGCTATGGATCTGGCGATGGCGATGCCGATGGCTATGGCTATGGCTATGGTGATGGCTCTGGCAATGGCGATGGCTTTTGCTATGGCTCTGGCTCTTGCAATGGCTATGGCTATGGCGATGGTGATGGGGGTTGCGATGCCGATGCCGATGGTGATGTCGATGGATATGGCGTAATTACTATGACTGATTATCGGAAGGGGTTTTTAACAAAAAAAATAGCTTCTTTTAAATCGTTTGATGGCAAACCGGTTTATTACATTGACGAAATACCTTGTATTTTTTTATCAATAGTCGGTAACATAGCTAAAGTTTCGGTCATACGAGATGATTACACAACTGAAAAATTGTATGTCGCGAAATCGGGTAATTTATTTGCGCACGGTGAAACCAAAGAGGGTGCCTTACAATCGGTGAATGATAAATATTTTGCAAGCCTATCTTTTGGTGAGCGCAAGGCAGAATTTATAAAGCTATTTAAAAAGGATGTTAAATACCCTAACAAATCATTTTTCGACTGGCATCATCATTTAACGGGTAGCTGTGAAAGTGGGCGTATGATGTTTGTTAAATCACATGGTATATCATTGGATGATAAAATGACCACTTTTGAGTTTTTGAACTTAACCAAAACCGAATACAACGGTCAAATTATCAAAGAAATACTTAGCCAAATATGAGAGTTGACACCGAAATATCACCCGATAAAGCCAAAAAGTTAGACGATATAGCCAAAAAAGAAAAGCGCTCGCGCCGTAACATGGTCCGGTTTATTATCGAAGATTGGCTTAATAGATTTTGTGATCATGAAGCCCAACACCATAAACGTTGAACATCTTAGCCTCTTAATCGGGGCTTTGGTGTTTTTTTGGGGGATGGTAAAATAGTTTTGAACAAAGTTTGTGTTTTAAAAAATCATTCGTATATTTAGGCAATGAATAAATCGACAATAGAATTAGTCAGGGCATCTGGATTTAAGATAAAATATCTTGCTGAAAAAATAGGTGTTCATAAAAATCAGTTGAGTATGGCTTTGCGTGGTGAGCGCATGATACCAGAGGATAAAGAGCGGGAATTAAAAGAGTTTCTTAAAATGATACCTGCTTAGTTTTTTTAGTCTATATAGCGTATTTAAAATAACACAAAATGCTATTAAAATTAATAACAGATGAGTGGAGAAATAAATCAGAAAAAACGCACACTATCTATAGTGCAATAACCCTATTTTAATAATGGACATAACACTATCCGCTAATCAGCATTTATTTCTACAAAAAATTAATGACGGGCATAACGTTTTTCTGACTGGAAAAGCTGGAACAGGCAAATCTTTTATCGTAAAAAAAGCGATTGAAGATTTAAAAAATCGTGGCAAAAACGTTGTTGCCCTTGCACCGACCGGTGTGGCGGCTAATAATATTGGCGGTGCAACATTGCACTCGATGTTTTCATTGCGACCCTATGGCATATTGGATTATGATTGTTGCAACTTTTTGAAAAAAGAGAAGCGGCGTTTAATGGATAAAATTGATGTTATTTTTATAGATGAGGTATCAATGTTGCGGCCCGACTTATTCGATGCTATAAATTGGACTTTAATAAAAAATGGGTGCAAATCAATCCACAACATTCAGATAATTTTAATCGGCGACCTAAAGCAGTTGCCAGCACCGATAAATGATAATGCTTTATCGGTATTAATGCAGACATATTGTGGAGTTGAGTTTTATCATGCCAAAGTTTATAATAACATGAATTTTGAGATTATAGAACTTGACGAAATATTAAGGCAATCAGACGAAGATTTTATTCATGCCCTTAATATTATAAGAGAGGGTGGTAAATCAGAGTATTTTAGGTCATTTGTTGGCAAAGAACAAAAAGGCATTGTTTTAGCCCCCCATAACGCAACCGTAGCACAATATAACCATGACGGCCTTAATTTATTACAAGGCAAAGAATATGTTTTTGAGGCAGTTATTGAGGGTAATGTTAAAGCGGATGATTTTAATTTAGAAAGTGTAGTCAAGGTAAAAAATGGGTGTAAAATAATGTACCTTGCAAACTCTAAAGATGATAATGGTCTTGTTAATGGCACTCTCGGTAATTTCGTCGTAAGCAATGGAAACTACTTTATCGATGTTAAAAACGTTTGGCATCCCATAGAATTAATGACGTTTACAAAAGTTGAATATGTTTTAGATAAAGATGAGCGAAAACTGGAGTTAAAGGAATTGGGAACAATAACGCAATATCCAATAAAATTAGCCTATGCCCTGACTATCCATAAAAGCCAGGGTTTAACGTTTGATGAGATTACATTAGATTTAACATTACCATGCTTTTCACCGGGTCAAATGTACACTGCATTGAGTAGGGTAAAAACACCGCAAGGGCTAACTATTATAACACGATGAATTTTTACGACTACTATAGCCCTACCGAAGTTTTAGAAACGCCATTTTTAATGGCCGCAACATCGTTAATTGAAAACGGGTTGCAAGTTATCCCACTTACAAAAGGTGAAAAAAAACCATCGGATACAATAAAAGACATTAGTAAAGTACGTCAAAAACCAATAAACTTAAAAAATGTAGACTTCTATTTTAATCGTGATAATGTCGAAATAGGCATTATGATGAATAAAAATATGGAAGTGCTGGACATTGACACCAAAAACAAAGCAGGGTTAACTGAAGAGTTTTTATTTGCGCTCCGACATGGATGGCAGGAACTTTACGATAAACTGGTAATAAGCAAAACGCCATCAGGTGGCCTACATATTTTATACCGCTCTGAAATTATTGGCGGGGATGTTTCACTGGCACGGGTTAATGCAAGTCCGCACCCATTAACCATCATTGAAAGACTAAATGAAAGCAACAAAAATTACATTAAGTGCTGCCCGTCTATCGGATACGAGTTTATACAAGGCAACCCAATAGAGTTACCGATGCTCGATGCCGAGGAACGCACATGGCTTTGTTCGCTTTGTGCATCCTTTAATAAGCTATTTGTTGCCGAGGTTACTAAGATTGATGCCGAACGTGAAGATAGCCCGTGGACTGTCTTTAACAGCAAAAACGATTGGAAATATATTTTAGATGAACTTTTAGATCGTGGATGGCAATCGTTAATGGATTTACCTGATAAAGTAGTTTTGAAACGCCCAGGTAAATCAATGCAACACTCAGCATACCTTTGGAAAGACAGTAACATATTATATGCCTTCACATCATCATCTGAATTTATCCCTGAAAAAGGCTATAGCCCGTTTAGCATTTACACTCATTTTTACCACGATGGCAACATCGGTGCCGCCTGTAGGAAATTGGCATCTGATGGCATTGGCACAAATATTTTTGAAGAGGGTAAATTTTGGAAACGGGACAAAAAAAAGATAGCCATAAAATATACGGAAATAACCGATTGGCTTTTTAAAGTTGGCTACCGGCTATACAAAGGACAAATAGTAAAGGTTACTGATAACATCGTTACTATACTCGATGAAAAAAAACTAAAAGCTGCATTTCTTAATGAGATTGAGTATGAAATGACAGACTATTTTTATGGTTTGGTTGGTTCTATTTTTAACGATACCGGTGGCATAATGGCCATGATGTCAGAACTCGAAGACAACTTCATCAACGACGACAAAGATACGATTTGGCTATTCTTTAAAAATTACGCTATTAAGATAACCGACACTGATATTTTACCGCTCCAGTACAAAGAGGTTAACGGATATATTTGGGATGGTTCTATTATTAACCGTAGCTTTTATAATGCTGACTTCGCCTACTGTGATGCGGAGCGATTTACTAAGATATTAGGCGGAGATAAATACGACAATTTGCGCAAGTTATTGGGGTACTCAATTAGCAGGTACAAAGACCCTATAAATCCAAAGGCGGTTATACTCACCGAGGACATTGACCCGGAAACAGAGGGTGAAAGCCAGGGCGGCAGTGGCAAGGGATTATTATTTAGCTTTATAAAAGAGTTCCGTAAAGTATGTGATTTTGACGGCAAAAACTTTAAATTAACGGATGCCTTTTTATTCCAAAACGTAGACCCCGATACCAATATTTTATTCATTGACGACCTCGACAAACACTTTAAATTTACATCGCTATACAGTATATTAACAGGTTCATTAGCCATTAACAAAAAGGGTGTTAAGCAGATGATGTTACCTTTTAAAACATCTCCTAAAATATTTATTACCTCTAATTATAGTGTCGGCTCCAACGATATATCGTCCGTCAGGCGCAAATATGAGTTTTCGGTCGTTAAACATTTCGGACTGGATTTAGAGCCTATCCAAACCTTTAATCGTAAATTTTTTGATGATTGGGATAATGATGAATGGGTAAAATTTGATAATTACATAGCCGATAGTTGCCGATTATACCTCGCCTCTGACAAAAAAGACATGGGTAATTCTACTGATAAAACCAAAGAACGCTCGTTAATATCGAATACAAACCGTGAATTTATTGAGTATATGGATGACCAATTGAAGATAAATTTCTTTGATTTTGCACCACTTCACATCAAAGAACTTACAGGGATGTTGAATGAATTATATGTTACTGGTGCTGTAAATTACACAAAGGTGCTTTGCGATAACCCAAAACAGGACGATTATTTAACCATGACGAAGGACGAACTTTTGGATAAAATGATACAAAAGTCCCGTTACAAAAACCTTACGACTACTAAACTTTCGCAATGGATAAAGCTTTGGAGTAGCTTTAGAAATGTTGAAATTGACCCATCGTACAGGCGTGGGGCGAGGCGTGAACCATGCTATAGGGTGGTAAATTTTAAGCCCACTTTTGTTTTTAACGGAAATGAAAAAGTGGGTTTGGAAGCAAAAAGTGGGACTGAAACTGGCAAAATACCCGACGACTATGATAACAAAGCCGACTTTGACGAGGAAATACCATTTTGATTTTTTAAAAGTCGGTTTATGTAGCTATTGATAATCAGTAAGTTATGCGCAAAATCCCACTTTTATACTATTTTTATATCTTATACGTGAGAAAACAAGTAAAATATATATAAAAAAAAATTATAGAACTGAATATAGGAAAACGACTAAAAAGTCGGCTTTATAAATAAATTAACTTTTAATTAACCACCAACCCCATGACAAAAGAGAAACAACTGACAAACGAACGATTGACAAAGCAATACCAGGTCAAAGGAAACGATAAGCAAGGATGGGTGAATGTCCACTTCGGCGAAGTGAGGTGGTATGAATCGCTCGGATTTGAGACCCGTATTGTTTATCCAGTAAAGGAGGCCACCTTATGACCAACGAACAAACGAAGCGAATTTTGGAGAGCGGGCTGATAAATTTAGCTCAGGTAGCAAGAGAGTGTGGACTATCCCCAACATTACTTGCCCATAAGATGAACCCAGCTAAGCCAAATAAACTTCAATTCAGCGATATTGAGGCTATTCGTAAATTATTTGAAAAAAAGTTTAAATAAAGTTTGGTAGTATCACAGGAATGACTATCTTTACATCAACAAAACGAAACAACAATGAAAAACGACCAATTTATCGAAACAACAAAAAGGGATGCCAAACACATTATCGACAGCGTAAACACAATTATTAACAGTAAACGATTTAGCTTAGATGATGCAACCGACGAAAAATTTGTAGCCGAATATAAGTCAACTGTTAAAAAGTTGGTTATTGCCGGACTTGCCGAAAACGTTGTTAAACTTTAACTAACAGCCATGACAACATACATCACAATAGCCGACTACCTCAAGCAGGGCGGAGTTATCACCAACACAAATCAGGATTGCTACGAAAGAACTGTAAATGGATTTGAGTCCGTTGGATTGTTTTGCCAAATTGGATATGCCTATGATTTGGAAGATTTGTACATACAAATCCCCGTTACCCCGACCTTTCTTATCGAGATGTTGGTGGAGAAGTACAAAGACACTCAACAGCGAAAACAGTTTTTATTGATAGATGATGTTTTACAAGACCTTAAAAAACTTTTAGAAGATGGAAAGTAAATGGATATTTCCGATAGGTGTAATGATATTGCTTGCTTGGTGTTTATTGGATGTGTGTTATTGCCCCTGTTGGTGATTTTTAGCCCCGCCCCGCCATTATCTACCTTTGTGTGCCACTACTTATCAACCAATAATTTAACATAGCTTAAATCGCTTTAAAATGAATAAACTAACATTAGAACAACAGCAACCAACAAGCCGAGGTTTAGGGTAAAAGCGTTAAGACAGGGATGGAACTTTTATGATGGAGATGAGTATTTGGGGTTTATGAATTATGACGGTAGTATGGGGACTTTTTTTCGAGACACCATTAATCGAAACCCCCATCTCAAATAACATTTTGTTTTGTCGATTGTTGTGCGTAACTTTGATATAAAAACGATTATTAAACGATTATGGCAGGTGAAGTAGGAAACCCTAATTTTAAGACCGAAAATCATCCAGGTGTTAAATTTTCGTCTGAAAATCAACCAGAAAATAATGGTAGACCTGTAGGCAGTAAAAACCGTTCTACAATTGCCCGTAAAGTTTTGGATATGTTAATTCGTATACCCGATGAAAAATATGAGGAAATGTTAGTTAATTTCCCAGATGTAGCGCAACAGGTAACCATTGAAGAATATATCACAATGCAGCAGGCTGTTTTGGCTAATAAAGAAACAAACGCCTACAAAGCTATAATGGACTCCGCATACGGATTGCCACAGCAGCAAATTGACATCGATAATAAATCAATTATAACCATTAACATCACATGACAGTCGAAGAACTTATAGAAATTTTACAGTCTTGCAACGGGGATGCTACCGTAACAGATTTTGAGGGAGATGAGGTAACCGTTGTTGATGATTTAGACAATGAAGTGCAGTTAAGATGACTAAAAACCTTTACATATCCCTATACCCTGAAAAAAATACTAAAAGGGCGCATGAATTGCAAGAATGCTTAATGCGTAATTGCGATGTTTTTGATAATATATTTGTGTTGTCCGAGGATATGGACAGGATGGAAAGTAGCAAAGTTCATGTATTGCCGGTAAATATGCGCCCAACATTCAGGACGTTTTTTAATGCTGTTAATCATATAACTGAACATGACGACATTAACGTTATTGCAAACAGCGATATTTACTTTAATGAGTTGACAATATATCCAAACGAAAATCAATGTTTTGCTTTGACGAGATATGAAAATAATGGTGTGTTTGTTAATCGCAAGGATTGCACTGACACGTGGATTTTTAAAGGTAAAATAAAGCCAATAAAATATGCTGATTTTTTTTTAGGAATTCCTGGATGCGACAACCGCCTGAACTGGGAAATATTAAATGTAGGATACGAAATAAGTAATCCGTCATTGACTATAAAAACATATCATTTACATGCTGGAGAAAAAAGCTATGATGGTAGTGTAAAAATTAATAAACCGTATCATTATTTACACCCCATAGCACTATGAACTTTCTCCACATCGGCCTATCAACACTACCAAACGGACACGCCAAAGGGTTAAAGCAATACTTTGAAAGTATAGGGTGGGAATATACTGATATACCGACATCGGCCCCTGATTTAAACGAACGCATACAGGCGGTATCTAAAGTTGATTTAGTTTTTATACAAATACAATCTACTGGAATAACAGAACAATCTATCAAGCATCTAAAGTCAATCGGAGCGTGGATATTAAATTGGTGCGGTGATGCCCGAAAAGACACGCCATATTTTTACTTTGATTATGCCAACTTTGGCGTAGATTTAACCTGTTTTAGCAATATGGTTGACGTTAACAGGATGGTATCATTAGGGTATGATATCGAGTTCTTGCAAATAGGTTATGACCCTGAAATTTATTACCCATCTAATTGTGAAAAAGATATTGACATTGTATTTATGGGTAACAATTTTAGTCATTTTCCACTGTCTGGTATGCGCAAAGATATGGTTCGGGAACTAAAAAAGGTTTACGGCGATAGATTTAAAGCGTATGGCAACGGAAATCCAGACGGGCAAATAAACGAACAAAACAAAGAGGCTGATATTTATCGGCGTTCTAAAATTGGGATTAATTTGAGCCATTTTGATTATGAACGGTATACCAGTGATAGGATGTTTAGGATGTTAGGGGCTGGGGTTTGTGTGTTAAGTCATAATTTTAATGGAATAGAACAAGATTTTCCTAATTACCCACCCGTGTTATATAAGTGGGATAATTTTCATGATTTAATTTTAGCTATAAATTATTGTTTAGAAGACGATAGACGATTGTATTTTGCAAAAAATGGTCATCAAATCGCCCTAAACAACCACACATTTTACCACATGGGACAAAATATTCACGAACTTTATAAAAAATATAATGCCTAAACTAATCGCAAGCTGTCCTATCCATTACGGGGGTGAGTACTTAAACGAAGCCATCAAATCGGTTGAGACTTATGTTGACCGTATCATCATGCTATACACATCGAAACCGTCATACGGTTACCATGCAGGCGTAGGTTGCCCTGAAAGCGAAGAAGAACTTAAAAATATCGCTTTTAGCGCATCAAAAAAAGTAGAATGGGTAAATATTACAGTATCACAAGAAAGCGCACATAGGGGCTATATTTTCAAAATAGCCGAACAAGGCAACTATGACGGTGTATTAACATTTGATGCCGATGAAATATTTGGCGATTTAACAGATTGGTTGAAAAAGTGCCACGAAAGTAAAGCGCGTAATATTGGTTTTACCGGCTATATTAACTTTTGGAAATCGTTTAACCACGCTTGTTATGATGGGTTTGCCCCAATAAGATATTACAATTTGCGTAACAAAGACGGGCAGGAAAATTTCCATATACCTGTTTATCATTTTGGTTGCGCTCAAAGGATGCCGATAATGGAATACAAATTATTGGTGCATGGACATAAAGCTGAAATTAGACCAAATTGGTTAAGGAATGTTTATCAGGCTTGGAAACCCGATAATAACTTTGGTAATTTGCATTTGGTTGCAAACGGGCTTTGGAACGCAACTGAATTTGATAAAAGTACATTGCCTGATATTTTAAAGGCGCATCATAATTATAATAAGGAGGAAATATGATAAAAATAATATCAAGGATAATTTGCGGTATTTTAGGAATATTTTTAAGTGTTGCGACATTACCGTTATCTGCATTGTATTGGATTATTACAGGTAACACTGATATAATGGATTTTTTCGGTAGGGTAGTTTATTGGGGGTTTAATGGAGAATGGTAAATGACCCATTGCGCCCTAATCATCGACAACCGACCAGAGATTGAGCCAATAATAGCCCAACATGAAAAGTTTATCCCTAAAGATTGGCCGGTGTTATGGGTTAAAGATGAAGATACAAGCACAATACAGGCATATAATAGGCTACTAACTTCAAAAAGATTGTGGCGCAACCTACCTGATAAAGTTTTGATATTTCAGCACGATAGTATGTTATTAAGAGATGGGTTAGAACAATTTACTGAATGGGATTTTATCGGTGCTCCTATAAAATGGATGGATGGATATATGAACGGCGGCCTGTCATTAAGGGATAGTAAAGCAATGTTGAAAGTCATAAACCACATACCACATACTGGGCAAAATGAAGATTTATATTTTATTGACGGTTTACGAAAATTAAACGGTAAATTGCCAACCAAAGAAATAGCGCAAAAGTTCAGCGTAGAAACGGAGTTTGGTTTAGGGGCGGTTGGATTTCACGCTATTGATAAATATTTGAGTAAAGAGCAATGCGAATTGATAAAACACCAGTATGACTAAACTACAGGAATTAATTAATACTTCGTCAGATATAAACGAACACCTACAAACGTTGTACGAATATGCTTGTAAGTGCCAGCACATCACTGAGTTTGGCGTTCGCCGTCCAACAAGTACTTATGCTTTTTTAGCTGTGAAACCTAAAAAATTAGTTAGTTACGATATTGGAAAATACCCCGAAGTTGATGATATAAAAGACCAATGTTTTACTTTCATACAAGCAAACGTATTAGAAGTTGAAATTGAACAAACGGATTTTTTATTCATTGACACATATCATACGTACACTCAACTAAAAAACGAGTTGAGACTTCATGCAGGCAAAGTAAATAAGTACATAGGATTTCACGATACGGAAAGATATAAGTACATTGGAGAAGATTGGTATCCCGGCTTAGCTGACCACATGAATTGCAATAATGGTATTTATCCAGCTATCATAGAATTTTTAGCAGAACACCCCGAATGGCATATTGATTATGAAGTTAGTAATTGTAATGGGTTAATGATAATTAGCAAGGTATGAATAAAATTCTCGTAGCAATACCTGTCCTTTATAACGGTTCAACGTGTTTGCGTTCGTTTCGTTCTGTAGTAAAAGAAGCCGATTTGTTAATTATTGATAACGGGTCAGATGATGACGTAAAACACGCTATCGAAATTATTAAGGATGAATTTCCAAAGAAAGTTAGTGTATCTGTTTTGGAACAAAATATTTACGTTAATCCGGCATGGAATTTGGCGATGAAATGGTTTTCTGTTAGCGATTACGATACCTTAATTATTATGAATTCTGATTTGATAATGGCAGATGGATGGAGTTTGGCACTTGATGATAATATTTGTATACCGTCTAATGGGGCAGAAGAAGACAAGATTGTTAATGAAGGTACGCAAGGGGTTTTTATACATTTAAACAAAACGACAGCTAATTTAGTTGATCCTATACCCCACCAACTAAAAATATGGTATGGTGATGATTGGATTTACGGAAAATTAAGAAATTTCGGTTATAAAACAGTTGTTAAGAAAAACTTAAATGCAGAGCATTTTCACGGGGGCAGCCAAACCGTTCAAAGATTAAAAGAATTTCAAGATGTTATCGCACAGGATAAAATTGAATGGGAAATAATAAAAAATGACGGAATGATAAATACCCCTTACAACAACGCTTTATAACTACTTACCCAATCCCCTGCCGAAACTTTCAACAACAACTAAATCCTGATACGTTACTTCAACCAATTCAGTTACACGTTTTATCCAAAAATAATCGCCCTGACCAGTACCTGGTATATTGGCGATGTTCTTAAGCGAATGGTATAATATCAAACAAGGCATACCAATTTGGCCCCGCTGAAAGTTTAATGATTTAGGAACGATGTTACCTGCACGGTTTAGTTTAACTATTATAGCAGAATTATCCAATACTAATTTTGATAAACAGTTTGGTGCAAGAATATCATCATCATCTAAAAACAAAAACCAACCATCATCTACCAATTCCTTTAGGTCGTTACAATAGCAATCGTAATAAAAGGGCAATGATTTATCAGCCCAAACTTTTATAACTTCAAAACCGTTTGGTATATAGTTGCAATCCCTATCAACAGAAATAATTATGCGGATATTTTCGTAACTTTGGGTAACAATCGACTTTAAGCACCGTTTGAACTGTTCGGGTCGGTTGCCATTTGTACGGATAAGTATGTTGATTAATGGTTGTTCAGCCATGTACGATTAAATGTAAGCACAAAAAACGTAAATTGTATAATTAAATGCCCGAAATTACAATAAACATTTCAAAAGAAAAATTTCTGCCTGTTTATCTGCCATTAGTACTTGACAAAACGGTATACGATATTGACTTTTTGTACGGTGGTAGGGATAGCGGTAAATCTCGGCACATAGCACAGCAATTGGTTATTGATTGTTTACAGATGCCGTACTTTAGGTGTTTGATGATAAAAAAGGTACTCGATACTGTTAGGGGTAGTCAATATCAAACCATCAAAGACGTTATCGAAGAGTGGGGCTTGGGGCATTTGTTTCGATTTAACGGAACACGATTAGAAATAATGTGTACTATTAATGGGAATGGTTTTTTTGGCAAGGGATTAGATGATGCCGGAAAAATAAAATCGTTTAGTAACCCATCAGTCTGCTGGATTGAAGAGGGCAACCAAATAACCCATGATGATTTTATTATCATTCAAACATCACTCCGTACAAACACAGGCAAAGTTAAAATATGGTTTAGCTTTAACCCTGAATGCGAAATGACATATACTGATTATTGGTTATGGCAGGAATATTTTGCACATACTATTGAATTGTCATTTACATTAATACGAAACATTGAAACCCTAAACGGGCAAAGGACAATATCAATACGGGCAACCCATGCTACCTATTTACAAAACCCTTATTGCAGCGATGAGCGTATCGCTTTATATGAAAGTTTTAAAAACTCAAAGAACAACGCCTATTGGTATCAAACCTACACTTTAGGTCTTTGGGGTTATAAAAAATCAGGGGCTGAATTTTTAAAATGCTTTGATGAAAGTAAACATACTTTAGATTTAGCTGAATTGCCATCTACCTATCATATTGTTGCCGATAATAACGTAACACCATACGTATCTTTAGCTATATGGCAGGTCGATGTTTATGGTAAAGCATTGTTGCAAGTCGCTGAACTGCCATGCGAACACCCATATAATACCGCAACAAAAGCAGCTTTGCGCTTATGTGATTGGCTGGAGCGGCGAAATTATAACGATGTTGTTTATGTTTATGGCGACCCGTCCGCAAACGCACGAAGCACTACAGATGACGAGGGGCGCAGTTTCTTTGATAAATTTATCGGTACTATTCGAAGTAAAAAATATGATGTTGTTAACCGTGTCGGACGGTCTGCGCCATCTGTAAGTCAGTCAGGGTCTTTTGTCAATGAAATATTTGAACATAATTATATGGGTTGGATGATATTGATTGATAAAGGATGCCGAAAATCAATCGAGGATTATAACATGACTAAAGAAGACTTTGATGGAAGTATGTTAAAAAAACGGGTAATGGATAAAGCAACTGGTGTAAGTTATGAGAAATATGGCCATTACACGGACAATTTACGCTATTTTACCACCGCCATTTTAGAGCAACAATATAAGCAATACCTAACCCGGCGAAACGGTGTACCGAGGGCAGGGGGTACGGCAACCGCACCAAGGGCAAGTAAAATTACACCGTAGGGAGAATCCAAGATGATTAAATTTTTTATTAATAAAATAACTATATTTGGGCGTTGATAGTTGTTCGTTTTTGGGTGGGCTAACATCCGTAAAAAGATGTTAGCTTTTTTTGATTTTTATTTTATACTTTTGATAAATGCAATACACCATAATCTTAACGGCTACAAAATTGATTCATACCGATGTTGTTCCTATTAGGTTTATGAAATGCGGCCTTTTTTACAATAGTATCCCGATGTTACGAGTTCCTTATTATCAATACAATAGTCAAATAAACGCAAATTAATGGCAACACTAACCAACGACCAATTAAACGCAATGCAGTTTGGCTATTTAGTCGGCAATGATTTGACCCAATGGTGCGCTTTCCAATTGCTTATAAAACAATACGAAGTATCGAGCGGTAGTTTGCAAAATGGTTGCACCCAAGCATATAGCGAGGTAATTAGTAACCTGATAAATCGATACGATATTGTAGACGAGTTAAACAAAGTTTCAGGAACACGGGAAATATTGCTTGTAAAAATATTGGCTATATTAGCTGTTCGTAACATTTTAGGTAACTTTCAAAATATCAGCGATAAGATGAAAGATGATTTTAAATGGGCTGAACAAACGTTAATGGATATTAGGCAGGGACAAATGAACTTAATATTACCGGCCGCCTCAATTTGTGTTAGGGCATCATCATTTTTGGTTAAACAGAATTTTAGTACAATAGGGTAATGACCAAAAAAACAACATTGGGCGGTAATTTATATAGTAACGCAAGGGGTAATACTCAAAAGGGTGCGGGCGGCTACGGAAACTCAAATAAAGGGTCAAAAGCGGCTACAGGTACAGCCCCAACATCAAACCCGTTTATTATACCTAAGCCTGGTGGTTTAACCACCACGTCAAACATATACCCATCACAATACTTTGTAACATGGGATATTACCAGTTGGCGTTTAGCTTGCGACCAAGCTATAAAGATGGGTTACACCCAAGCGTATGCCACGTTAACAACATGGGCTTATGAGCGGTCGCCATTTATCCAATCGCTATTCAATAAATTGGGAATGGCTTTGGATAGGGTACCATTTTTTATTACCGACAAAAAAGGTAATGAATTACCCGATTTAACTGAGGAGCTTTGCAATAAGCCGTGGCAAATACAATTGCGCAAAGAAATAATGTTCAGTTATTTTTGGGGTTTTACAGGATTGAACTTTGACCCTGTAGCTGGCCAAATCTACAAATATCCTCAACAACAGATTGACCCGATAAACAGATTATTAAAGGCTGGCACATTTGCTTTTTATGATGGCGAAAACTTTGCCGATAATGACAATTTGCTTTTTGTGCAACCATCAACAAGTTATGAGAGTTTTTTAGGATGGATGCAACCTATAACGGCTATGTTTGTACAAATGGTTACCAGTAGCGATAACTGGATTGCGGCAAGCAGAAGATTGGCGTTTCCAGTTATGACAGTTGGTTATCCTGAAAATGATGGAAGTGTAGATAGCAATGGTAATCCTGTAAATGATTATAAAATTGATGCGTTAAATATCGCAACTAATTTAGACCCAACACAAGCGCAAATTTATCCCTATACTATTGATAGGGACGGAAACATTGTAAAGTCAGTTATCATTGAATTTGAGAAACCCGGAACTGCCGCAAATATGCATAAAATATTTCAAGAATTTAACGCCGATGCAAAAGGCGAAATTCAAGAAATGATATTCGGACGGTCGTTAACACAATCAAGCGGAAAGGGTGGCAACAGGGCATTGGGAGAGGTTGAGGAGCGAGCATTAGATGATACCATTGCAGGATTGTTGCCATTTATAAATAGTGTGCTTAATTATGAATACAAAGACAAAATCAGGAAGTTTTACGACAATATCCCCTTTGATTTTGATTTCAATTATAACGCATCCAAGCAAATGACATTTGCCGATATGGTTGCATTTTCAACTGTTATCACATCTAACGGCAAACAACTTACTGATAAATTCTTTACAGAAAATGGATACTCTCAAGACTTTTTTGAAAATGCACCTGCACCCCCTGCGCCAAATGTAGAGAAACCACCACCAAGCAACCCATCCCTGCAAATGTCGGGATTAAAAAAAAAATTCTTTTAGGTAGCGAATACGATAAGATAAAGCCACATAGTAAAAAAAAGGCACTTATCAAATCATTGGCAGCCGATGAGCATAAATTTATTTGGGAAAATCCAAGTGGTCGCATTATTTTTACGCCTGTTTATAAGGCTTACTCAAAGCTATTTTTCGATACCATTATTGAAGAAACGTCTATCAAAACAAATTACGAGTTATTTCATGACACCAGTATATTTGAGCGATATATGCTAAATGCCTGTCAATTTTCGGCTGCAAAGTCAAGAGCCGAAGCGCAAATGTTACAGCAATTGGTTTTTAAAGATGACAGTGTAAAAAAAGATTATGGCGTATTTAAAAAGGATGCTCAAGAAGTAACAGATATATTTCAGGAAACGTGGTTACGCACAGAATACGATACTGCATCTAAGCAGGCTGTTAATGCTGAATTGTTTACAAGCATGAGGGCAGACGCTGATTTATATCCTTATTGGGTATATCTCGAAACTGTATCTGACCATCCACGAGAAGAACATTTGGAGTTAGTTGGTAATGTTTATAAAATCGGCGACCCAGAAGGCGATATGGTATTCCCTCCAAACGGTTTTAATTGTGGATGCGGGAGTGAGCAAATTGGCGATGATGAGCTGGATGGTAGACCGATATCAGACGGCAAAGAAAGCCTAAAAGACGTAGACCCACAATTTAGGTTTAACCCAGCAGACCAAGGAATATTGCCAAAAGAAAGCCATAGTTATTTTGAGGTAATGAAGTCAGCCAATGATGGAGACGGTAAAATGTTTGGCATAGAAGGTAATTCAGGGCGACCAACTCAATTGGCGGCAAAAGGATTGCATTATATGCTGAATGTTTGGCATGGATGGAAACAAAAATATCATACCGACAAATTGGGTAACATTATTTTTCAAAACAAAGCCACATTAACGAACGTTAAATTTACCAACAATAGTTTTCATACCATACAAAAACATGGCGCAGGATTTAGTGAATTAGCAGCAACAATTACCAAGCCCCAAGAAATTTGGAGCAGTTGGGGTGATGATAAACAGCGTGAAACATTGAGAACTTATATTAAAGACAATTATTTGGTGTTCACTAAAGACGGTGTAGTTACCGATGCTTATTTGGTTGATAATGTTAACAGGTTTAGAAAAGGTGTAATTGTATGAGGTCGCTAACTGATTTATTAAATGACTTTAGGCAGGCACGGGCGGCAATGGAGCAAGTCGCTAAAAATGCGCCACGCATTGTTGGTGTAACCGGCGTAAAAATCATAAAGGAAAACTTTAAACTACAGGGATACGATAGCGGCGGTGGAGTAGATAAATGGCCACAAAGAGCAGCGGCTACAAACAAATCCTATTCAAGCGGTCGGGTTAAGGGCAAACAAGGTCGATATAAAGGGTCTGTTTTTTCAGCATCAAAACCATTATTGGAGCAAACCATGAATTTATACAATTCCGTAAAGTATGCAGCAATAGCCCGTGCCGTGTTTTTAGGCGTTGATAGTACATTAGTGCCATACGCTAAAATACATAACGAGGGTGGACGTGGAATACCACAGCGTCAATATATGCCAACACCTAATCAAGGCATTAATGGCAAAATTATAAAGTTAGTCAGCAACAAAATAGAATTTGAGCGAAAAAAAGCGTTAAAAAAATTTAAAATGTAATATCTTTGAGTAATGACAGCAGCCGAATACATCCAAATCCTACAATCTGGCGAATATCCGAAAGCGGTATCTAAATCAGATAGTAAAAAAATAGCAAAATTATACAAAGAAGGTATGATATGGAATGCTGTTAAAAAATTGCAGGGGATATTGGAACTATCATTAAACGATAAACACAAAACGTTATTATGAGCATAAGTGTAGAAATGGACGCAGAAGATGTTTTAAAAGCATCTGATTATTTAAATGAGTTACAACCTTATTTGAAAAGAGAAACATTTTTAGAAGTTAAAAGCGCACTTTTAAAAAGGCATTTTGAATTGGAAGGTAATTTAAAAGAACCACTTTTAAGGCAATTAGAAAAAGTAGATTTATCATGAAATCCTTAAACACATTTTTTGCAATCCTACTCGGCGGCGTTTTTGCCTTTAAAATTGGTTGTATGATAATCGAACTTGTAAAAAATATATCATGGTAGGCGAAATAATCGATGCGGTATTAACGGAAGTAAAATCATTGTTTATTGGCAATGGTGGGACTGTTATACTCAAAACAGACTTTAAAAATACAAAGTTGTTAGATTATACGATGCCTCTTGTTTTGCTCGATTTGTTAGACGGGCCAGATAGCAAAGTATATCCTGGGGGATTAACTCAAATGGAATGGGATTTTGCTTTTAATTCTTATAATTACGAACCAGATGCTTATGGTGATGATGAAACAGGTTATTCGACCGATTTGTTAGATACTCCGATTGATACAATAAGGCAACATTTCACATTGGCGCAATGGAATACATCTAAAATGTTATCAGCGTATAATACATACGGCTTGCAATTCACATTATCAGGCGTTACTACAGCTGATGCGTTAAACCATGATGGTTTAATTATGGGCTATAAAATTGGGTTTTATACTACTGCATTTGATAGTAGCACGCAATTGATAGTTGAAAGTAGCGATGTTTTAGAATATATTGAACAGGTAGGTAATCCACCCTTTAATCCTATGCCCCCGGTGAGTTAATTGGCAGGCCTGCCATGGCTAAACAGCATGGACTTTTCTGCTTTCTTCATTGATACGCAACCTATCGCCAAAGATAGGATTTATACTTTTTACAACCATGAATACTATCCCCGATGGATTATAGAGCAGGGGTTGTCATTTTCACTTTTGCCCTAACATATTTTATCGATTGGGGTTTGCGATAGCGTCCTACCATTAGACGATTTATTTCTAAAGCATGGGTCGAACATGCATACTATCCCCCTATCGTTGCCCTAACATAAAATTAGGTGTTATCTTAATATCGTTACTGTCAAAGTGTTTTACAATACCATCATCTAATCTTACTATCCAAATTGTATTTGTATTTAGGTCGTAATCGATGATAAAAAACGCCCACCCTTTACCTAAAGGTGTTGTTACTTCTATTTGTGGGTTGAGTTGGATTATCAATGTTTTTTAACTTTACAAACCTCAATCCTCTTAACAAAAACCCCATTTTCCTTAAAGTAGCCAAAGCGTTCTAAAAACTTTGCAAATGTTTTTGGTTTTAAAAGACCAGCCTCGTGCCTTGTAATTGTGTTACTAAAATGGCTTTGAGACATTTTTATGTACGTATATGGTTTTACGTACGACCTTAAATCGGCTAACACATCGTGTTCATCCATGCTGAATTAATTACAAATTTCAATAATAATACAATATTACGCATTTTTTTATAATAGCAAGTACAAAGATTAAAATTTAATTTTGGTATCAAATGTTAGGAAAGCGCATCATATTTAGCACTGCAACCCCAAATGACCAGGGGTTTAAAATACCTAACGAAGTAATAAAGTTCGACAGGTATTTAAAAAATCCTGTTATCCTTTGTCAGCATGATTGGAACGCCCCGCCATTAGGCAAAATGAGCGATATACAATACGACAATGGACAGTGGACTGGAGTACCCGTATTTCATAAGATAACGAAAGAAAGTCAGGAATACGGCGAAATGTGGGATAAAGGTTTTTTAACAGCCTGCTCAATAGGCGGGTTTAAAGAACTGAAAACTACAGGTAAAAAAGTAAGGAACGCAAGCGGCGACATGGTTGATGAGCCGTTTTTAGACAAAGATGGATTAGGCATTTGCACATCTTTTGACCTTTACGAAGTTAGCATGGTGAGCATCCCATCAAATATGGATGCGGTGGGCAAAGAAACAGCATTAGCAGCCCATTGTTTTGAAGAAGTTAATCTAAATGAAATTTATAATCAAATAACAACACTAAGTAGTAATATCATGGCAACCGAACCAAAAGAAAATGATGAAGTAGTAGATAAAGCTACTGAAAAAACCCCTACAACTCTTGCAAGTGGTAGAACAGCGGCAGATTTACCTGAACCAATTAAGGGCGCAGTAGAGGCCGAAACAGCAAAAAAGAAAGCTGGACTTTCTGCTTTGTTTGATTATTTATTTGGTAACGATACCATTGCACCGCCAAAGCAAAATATTTTGGCAGCACCAACCCTTAAAGACCTTTACGATGTTGAAGGTAGCAAAACTGCCGAAGACCGTTTGTTTGAAAAACTTATGGAAAAGGTTGGTACAATGAAAGCAAAAGACGAGGATAAAGAAAAAGCCGAAGAAGAAGCTAAGAAAAAAGAGAAAGAAGAAAAACTTTCCGCAGCTAAATTAAGGGCATCTACTTTAATGGCAGACGCTCTCGAAGCCAAAGAAAAAGCTGAAAAACCTGACGCTACTGAAGAAGATAAAGACGAGTTTGAGGCTAAAAAGAAAAAAGCCGAAGAAGCCGTTGAAATGTGTTCTGAAATGGAGGCGGATGATGAAGATGCCGATGACATGAAAGGCAAAAAGGAAAAAGACGGTTTATCAGCTAACCGCATTAAAGTTAAAACAGTTGACCAATTAAAAGCCGACAAAGTTAAGTTAGCGGCAAAACCACACTTCCAAACATCCATAGCCATGATTGACAGATTGCCAAAAACAATGTCGCAGTTAAAAGCCGACGAGGGCGGTAAACGCTTAATTAACCGTGTACAAAATAAGGTTGAAGGCACAGAGCCAGCCGAGTACGCCGCTTACATGAACGCACAGCGTAACGACCCTAAATACAAAGGCGTTTTCGACAAGACCCGCATCATATTGAATGCGGAAGGTAATTTGCAAAACTACCGTCAAAGTTCACGCAGCAACCCCGGTTATGCAGTTGATGAAATCATCAGCCGTTTAGCAGGCAACCGTGTAAACTGGTTAACCAAAGATAACAGGATGCAGGAAGCCACCACGCTGACCGCAACTGATAACTTTTTGGCATCGCCGGATTTATTAGCGATGGACTTTTTGGATTTGGCTATTTTCAAATTATTCCCGACAACCTCGTGGAAAGATGAAATTCCAATTTTCGGCGCAGAAACTACTGAAAACAATACTGGCCTGATATGGGCAAACATTGCAGCTAACCCACCAATATATATGGGTACTGCACCTGTTAACCCAACTGATTATACTTACAACGATACCGCCGTTGCGTTAAACTTAACACCGTTCTGGATGAACCCGATGTTATGGCAACCGCTTACAATGGCACAATTAAGATATGACCAAATGTCTACAGGTTGGGCGCAAGCATTTGCCGTAATGGGTACTTACATTGATGACTTTTTGTTATACACTTTAGGTTCAGCCGTACCACACGGTTCTATTGTGTATACATCTGGTATATCTCCGAACCCTAATGGTGGTAGCACTGCACCGCAGCAATTTACTTTAAACGGTAACGCTGACAACCCATACGCATTTTATTACAATGCTTTGGCTCAAGGTTCATTTAACAACCCTACGTTGAATGACATTATCACTACTGAGTTGGTTTACAATAAACAAAACTACGAACTCGAAAACGAGAAAGCGGTGATGGTTATTGACTCAACTACAGATGCGTTAATATCGCAAACTGCACAAAGTCAATCATTGTTGACCCGTTGGACTGAAGATAACGGCAGAGACCAATTAGGCTTTAAACACACAAGGTTTAACCAACGTAGCAGGGTTGTAGCATTTGACCCAACCACAGCACAAGTTAAATCACCGTTTGGTATCATACCATCGACAGCTACAAGTGCAAACTTAGGCTTTATACCATCACAAGTGGGTATCGGTATCGGTAACTTGGACGTGTTTATGGTGCAGGCTCCAGGTTCTTACGGTTACAAAATGTCAGCAGACGTTCGTATGGGTATTACACCTTTACGTGCAAACGGTAACGGTTTGACTCTATTGGCTTATGGCCCAGAAATAATTTCGTAACAATTAACAACAAAACGATATGCTATTTAGAACACACGAAAACAACTTGCAGCAAATAAGCGACTGCGTAAAAGCCTTTGGCGAAATATGGGTACACGGCGATGGGGATATGTTCCCTGTATTTAAGTATGACCCTAAAAACCCAACCGAACAAGACCATAGCGAAATACACGCTAAAAGTTTTAACAGGGGTTCAGAGGAAAAAGGCTACCGGGTTAAGATAAACCGTTCAAATATGCCTAAAAACAAGGCTGAATTGGATAGGATGTTAACCGAGGCCAAAGTGCAAGAAGAGCAGCAAAATCGTAGTGTTAAGGTTCAGAACTCAAAAGTGAAAAACATTGCAGTAAGCAATGAAGATTATCGTAGCGATGTTGTTGAGCCTGTAGGGGAAGTTAGTTATGAGAAATACGCAAGAAAACCAAAGGCCGAGACCGCAAAGTGAGGTTAACAGGTTAATCCAAAATGCTAAAAATCAGGAACTGTTAAGTAAAAGAGATTTTACAACAAATATAGAATCTGAAATTATCACAACAGATTATACCGAGCCAGAGGCCGATGTTGATTACACAAAGTACAATAAAAAGAAGAAAAAATAACGATGGCATCACATAACATTAATATCACGGTCAATAACACCCCATCGGGTACACCAGCGAGTTCAGACGGTGTTATGATGATGTTCATTAAGGGGTACGCTATCGGGAATACATTAGCACTCGATACCCCTTATTTACTTTCTAAATTTGCGGACGGTGTTGCATTGGGTTTGAGCGCAGCTTTTGACGAAGCGAATAGTGTAGCCATGTTCCAACAGATAAACGAGTTTTACGATGGCGGATTAAACGATGGCGCATTGCTTTGGGTAGTATTTACAGCCGTTGCAAACAATTACGCTACTTATGTAGCCGGTTCAACATTCCAGAATTGTGTAAGGTATACAGCGCAAGCCAATCCAGACAACAGGGCTAAGATGATTGGTTTTTGTTATCAAGTACCGCAAACCACGCAAAGCGCAGGCGATTTTCCGGCAGATGTTTTGGCAGCGATACCAGTTATACAGGCTACTCAATTAGCTATGTTTAATCAGGGCTATCAATGGAGCGCTATTTTAGACGGTTATAACATGAGTTCTACCGCAACCCCTACTTCTATCCAAACCATGACAAACAAGGCCGCTCAAAGCGTGTCTTTGTGTATTACAGGTACACAGCCTAACGGTGTCAGCGGCGTTGGTTTAGCATTAGGCAGGTTTGCCCGTATATCGGTAGGTCATGGTTTTGGTGAAGTATCCGATGGGGCAGTAACAACCCCTACAGCTTATTTAACAAATGGAATTACCGTAGGAGAAAATGTTATATCAGGTATAGGTGGCGTTATGCAGGTAGGTTTGGTTTATACCGTTATAACCGCACCTGTTTTATATAATGGCGTTACCTACCAACCTGGACAATCGTTTACCTGTTTATCGGGTCAAACATCGTTTACAACTTCGGCAGGTGGTTATGTTGTAACAGGCGGCACACCAGTAGGCACATTAGCCCCGTCAGATATTACACAGTTGGGTAACAAACAATATATGTTTTTAACGACACAGTTTGGACAATCGGGCTATTTTTGGAACGATGGCGCAACGTGTACGTTAACGAATTTATACTTATCAAGTCAGGAATATAACAGGGTAGCTAACGCATTAAGCGCAGACGCTTTGGCGTTTTTCACACTTGAAAAAGGTAAAAATTTGCCGGTAGATGTTGCCACAGGAAACTTAGCATCTGTTTATACAAGTGCAAAACAAAGCCAATTCAGCGAAGAATATATTGTGCCTTTGGTTAACAACGGCGATATAAGCGGCGCATCTATTTTGGTAACGGGTGTAAACTTCAACAATACAGCACAATTGAACTTTACTTTAACAATAGTAAGGACAACAATATTAGGCAACGTAGTAGGTATAATTCAATTTTCAGCAACATTATAAGTCATGCCAAATTTAAACCAGTTAATTATATCATCGCAACTGTATAGCATTATGCTTATAGTTCCTACAGCGACCGTTCCTATGTCGTTTCCATTGTTAACGGTTGCATCACTTGACTTTACGGATACCAGCGAGGGAGAAGATATTTATGCTATCGGAAATGAAGACCCAATCGGTAATAAATCAAACGCCAATAAATACGCTGGTAAATTAACACTACAAGTGGGTGAATGGAACGCTGTTTTAGCATTGGCGGGATTCAATTCGGGTATACGTGTTAGGGGAGCTACATTAGCCATTGCCGCTTTAACAGGTGGGTATTCAAAAGTTTACAAATCGGTGAACATCAACAATGACGGTAGTTCTGTAAAGGCAAAAGATAAAGAAACATTGACATCACTTGACTTTAACGCTATCGGCTTAGGATAATATGGAAGGTATATTCACACACGAAATAACATTACCAACGGTCGTTTTTAATACAATAACTGAAAAGCACGAGACGCTTAAAGTTAAAAAAACAGCTACGTTTAAGGAATTAAACGAAAGTGATAAAGAGCAGCATGGCATACATTTTAAGTTAGCCCCGTTTTTTGTTCAAGGTGCTGTTAATAATGAATTGATGGGCGACCCTGTAAAGCTGAAAGAAATAACCGAGGATTGTATTAATATCCTTTTAATGCCTACAGTAGAATTTACCGAGCAGGATAAAGTTATATTTTTAAGCAATAGCATCTGTTTAATAAACTTTGCTTTGTGGTTATTGAAGGAGAAATTAACCCCTTTTTTTGCCAAATTAATGACGGATTAAACAAAGTTAACGAACTGCCCGATTTGGCAGAACAAGAATTAATAGCCCGAAATCCTGCCTTTTACCAAAAAGCATTATTTAGGGCTTTTTTGCATTTAGAGAAAGACGAAATTGATAATATGAGTTTTCAGGAATTTACCGATTATAAAATAATTTTCCGTAGATACTTGCTCATATTACACGCACCTTATAACAAAACAGAATAATGAAGTATGGCTTTGTTCTTGACGTAGATGACCTTGTAAGTGGTAAGATGAAAGAAATCGAAGCCTCACTTGCTGGCTTTGGTGCGACTGCTAAAGCCGAAAGTGCAGAGGCTGCCGAAAGTTTTACGCTTATGGGCGAGAAAATGGAAGGCGTTTTCAAAAACTTAAAAGGGCTGTTTTTGTCGGGGCTGGGTATTACTGCTTTGTTTGAGGGATGGGAATTCATTAAAAATAGTAAGGAAGCATTTGAGGGGTTAGAAAAGGCAGTTGTACGTGTTGACACTGTTTTAAAATCTACAAAGTTTAGTGCCGGATTCTCGAGTGAAGATATACAAGAACAGGCAAAAGAACTTTCACGGAGTATCACCAATAAGCGCGACGAGATATTAGATGCACAGGGGATGCTGTTATCCTTTACAGCAATTCGTGGCCCCAAATTCGAGGAAACCACTAAATCGGTAGCCGATTTTGCTACATTCTACAAAGAAAGTATGACAGATGCTGCTTTGCAAATAGGCAAAGCAGTAAACGACCCCGAAAAGGGAATGTCAAGATTGCAAAGGCAGGGTGTAATGTTTACCAATGAACAAAAGCAACAAATTAAAAACTATCAGGAGCAGGGTAATTTATTAGGTGCGCAAGAAGTTATTTTAGCAGAATTGCGTAAAGAATTTGGCGGACAGGCGCAAGCATTTGCTTTGACAGATGCAGGTAAAATTCAGGTTGCCTCTAAACAATGGGAAGAGTTGCAATTTAAGATTGGTGAAATTATATCGAGAGTTGAAGTTAGTTTGATACCATCGTTTACAAAGATAGTAAACGTTATAAAAGACGCTTTTAATTCAGGTGTTGTACAATTTTTTATTGAGCATATTAAAGACCTCGTATCGGTTACTTTAAAGCTATTGCCTATATGGTTAGGATATAAAGCTGTCATGGCAGCAAACGCCGCTTTAACGGGACTTTTTGCCGTTGAAAATGGCGTATTAACCGCAAGTATGGGTTCATTAACTGTAATGACAGATGGCAGTACTATTGCAATGGAGGGTTTTAGCACAGCTATTGCAAGTACGGGTATAGGTGCTTTAGTTGTTGGCATTGGGCTTTTAGTGGAGCATTTAATAAGCATGAATAGCGAGTTAGATGAAACCATTGATAAGAAATTCAAACTCTCTGAAAGCAATGATACATTTAAAGGTTTATCAGAAAAAGCCGAAAGCATAAAGGAGCGCATGGGTATTTATAATCAGTTGCCCGAAAGCGCCAAAAAGGAATTAGCTACCGATGTGCAACAATATCTAAAAAGCGCAAGGGAAAAGATACCGTTGGTTAATCAACAGACTACCCATTTAGCAAGTGGCGCAACAAAGAAAGCCACAGACGGGAATATATTTGATGTCTTTGGAAACCTATCAAGAGGTGGTTCATCAAAAGAAACCGTTGAACTTTATAAAACCCGTCAAGCATCCGAGGAAATGAATAAAAAATTATCTGGATTGGGTAGTGATTTTTCTACTGTTAAAGACTTTCAAAAGAAATTAGCATCCGATAAAATTAAGCCGATAACCTACGATGGAGCAGATGGCGTTCAAAAAGGCGCATATAATACATCGCAATTATCAGGGGCAAAGGGTGGATTGGGCGAGGCTAAACAAATACACATACATATCGATACGGTGCAAAAAAATATCGGTGTAAACGAAAGTAAAGATAAAGCCGACCAGTCGGTTGAGCAAATAATAAGAATGGTTAATAATTTGGCATACGGGATGTCGCAAACAATGTAATGATATTAATTAACAACATACCATTACCTAATATTGAAGTGCCTTATGATGGTAAATTATTGCCACAGGATAAAGTACCGATTTTGCCCGTTCCTATTGACCCAAATGTTAATTATGCAGGTAAAACATTACCCGCAGATAAAGTTCAATATGTGCCTGTTGCGACAGACCCAACAAACAATCCATCAGCAATAACTATTGGTGGCATAGGTTTACCTCCCGATACTTTGATATTGTTTAACGGTAAAAAAGTATTGTCACAAAGCGATATTTTAGATGGGGTATCGGTATTTGAGCATATTTTAAGAAAGCCGACTGAAATAGAATTTATAATTGTTATTCGTGAAAACGGGGTTTTAACTTTACAGTTTTTATCAGGGCCGCAATCGTTCCCGCAGCAACAAATAAATAATGTGTGGGCTAATATATGGCTGCCAAATTCTGTTTTAACGGTTACAAACACACTGCTAAATGGGGTGCAAATATCGCAGTTAATTGTGGAAACGATTAATGTAAGTCCTGTTTTGGGTAGTAAAAATGTAAGTATAAAAATAAAGTGCTATGAAAATGTTGTTGGACAATCGATAATAATGTAATGTATTTTAACGCACATATAAACGTAACGATAGCCGGTCAAAACATACAAAATATTGTATCGGTGAAAGCGAGCAACGATTGTCAGCATATTGGGGCTTTTTGCGATATTGTCGTGCCGTTAAATCAAAACATTCAATGGATGCCGCCAAATTCAGCAACGTTTTTAAATACGCTAATCCGTACAAATAGTCTGTTTAAATCGGGCGACCCTGTTAGTATTACTGCATGGTATGACGGCTTGGATAAAGTATCTGTTTTTGAGGGTTTTGTTTATGATTTTATTGAGGGTATGCCGTTAACTATTAAATGCTTGGACTATGTTTATTTTTTTAACTTGGGTGTTTTTGGAAGCAACCGTGTATTTACGCAAAACAAAAGCGGAAAAATAACATCTACAGGCACAGGTGTAAATTATAAATCAATTACCTTAAAAGATTTATTGACAAATTTATTAGCATTTGTTAATGAAACGATAGATAATTCAGCACCGGGAACACCACACGTTACCATGATATTGCCAATTTTAGATATGACATTGGTTAACCTTACATTTATTGATATGTCGCCTGCTGGGATATTGGAGTGGTTAAAAAAGGAATTAGGTTTTAATATTAGCATGTCGGGGTCGCAGCTATACGTTAATGTGGCGAGTAATACCATCAATACAGTTACATTAAACACGGGGAGGAACGTTATCAAATCGAGTTTGCAAAAGCAGGATGCGGCATTTCAGAGATTACGTGTAAAAGCATGGTTTATCAGGTCGGACGGCACAAAGGATAGTTTTGAAGTTGGGGATGAAAGCGGAACAGTAAAAGACGTGTTTTTTTATAAGGTAGTAAGGAATGCCGACAATTACGAGCAGTTGGCTTTACAAGCATTGGCAAAATACCGACAAAATAAATTTAACGGAACAATAGAAACTTTGCTTTATCCAGAATGTGATAATTATTGGAAAGCATCATATACTGATTTGCGATACCCGTCAAAGTCGGCAAATTATGTAGTTATAGGTTCGGATATTGAAATTAACGCACAGGGGTATAGGCGTAAATTAAAGCTGGCTTTTTTAAGTGATTTATCATGAGCGCACAAACAAACGAAGGCGAATTAGGTGAAGCACTTTCACAATTAATAGCAAACCATGTGAGGGGATATCTTACATTGGATGGGATTATTGTGGCCATAAATAACGATAACACTTGCGATGTTGTAGTTGGGCAAACTAATTTTTCATCCGTTCCTCTTTGTGTGTTGGTAGGCAGTCAGGCGAGTTTTTATCCGATACCAGTGTTAAATACCCCATGTTTGATAACATTTAAGGATGGCAACATACAACAGGCACAAATTATACAAGTTCACCAAATTGATACGCTGAAAATAAATTGCGATAGCAAAGTTGAATATAATGGCGGTAATAATGGCGGGATGGTATTGGTAAACGACTTGGTAACAAGATTAAACCTATTAGAAAATGCCTTTAATAAACACGTTCATTCAGGCGTACAAACCGGAACTGGAGTTAGCTTAGTGCCAACAACGCAAGTAACAGAAACCACAGCAAATGAAATTCAAAACCCTTTAATTACGCAATAATGGAAGATATAGAATATGATGTTGTAAACGGAGATATTGTTTTTTTAAACAATGATTTTGCAACGACGAATAACCCATCTGTTCAAAATGGCGGCATATTACTTGAGGGACGTGGTATGAATGTAATTTTGCCTATTTTCGGAATCGGGTTAAACGCTCAAATATTAGGCGGTAATTTAGCGCAGGCAGCCGCCCAAATGGACAGATGGAAATTACAGGTAACACAAGACGGCGGTCGTGGTGATTGGACAAGCACACCGAGCGGCAATGATTTTAACTTTACAACGTCTCAAAATTATCTATAATGGGATATATAGTTTCTTTGCGCCAAAGTATTATCGATGTTGTAATGAACAGCACCGGCGACATTTCAAATTGGGATGCAATACTTAGCGCAAATAACTTCAATACATGGACACCAACATTAACGGCTGGCGAAATTTTAACAACGGCGGGGACTGTAAACAATTCGGTTTTATCCCAATTGCAAACATACCCCCTTTGTAACGATGTTTCACATGATGTATATCACCAAATCGATAGCATATTTGGGATACTTGCTGGTGCAATGTCGGGGTATACTCCATCATTTGTTTCTACTTCAACCGATACCAATATTTACTATACAGTACAACCATTTCAATCATTCGGGGACGTTGTTTTAAACGCCACAGGAAACATTGATAATTGGGATGGTATACTTAATGCTAACAATGAAACTAACTGGACACCCGCCTTATATGCAGGTCAAAAAGTACTTATTCCAGCAACGGTAACAAATGATGTTAACGCATTACGTGCGCTTACTGAATACCCTGTAAATAATCACATTACAAATGACATTTATAATCAAATAAACGTTATTTTTGGTAACATGATTCCGAATGATTGGATATTGGCAAATGGTTACTGGAATGACAACGGTTATTGGCGAGATTTAGCTTATTGGATAGATTAAAACATGGCACAGCAAACGATAAACAATAGCGAACAAGGTATTAATGTACGAAACGCATTAAATGCCATGTTTACCGAATTATACGGAAGCATAACACCGCCTATAAAAATCGTGGCGCAAAGTGCAAGTTTTACGCAGAATATCGGGGCTAATATTTTAATTCAGCAAATAACGTTTTTTTTAATAAGCGGAACGCCGATATTAAGTATTGGCACAACGGCTGGGGCAGGCGATATTTTACCACCGACATTAATAAGTTTAGGTCAACCGCCAATAGTTTTGCAAATGTATTTACCTACAGCGGCCATATTGTATTTTACAATAACGGGTTCTGGTTCGGTTAATACAAGAATAGATATAATCAGTAATTACAACTAACATGAGCGCAGTAGATACCATATTTGCAAATTTACAGGCTTTGGGGTTTTCAAACACCTCGGCTACCTCTATATATGGTAAAATTGCGCAGTCGGTTGGATTGGTTATTGATAGCACCATAACTGAAATATCAAACTCTGAAATCATTATAACGGACTTGCTGATTAGTCAAAACGGGTTGGGTAAACCTGAATATTACACAGCGGCTGCATTGGCATTTCAATATGGTGATAATTTGGTTGTAAACACTGCTATTAATCCAGTTACGAATGCACCGTATTTAAACCTGATTTATACTACAATAGATACAACAAAACAAATCGTAAAACAAGCTGCATTTCAGGAGTTACAATCATCAAATAGCGTTCAGCTTTATTTAAAGATTGCCAAAGTAGATGCCGCATCGGGTTTATTAGTTCCATTAGCCACAGCAGAATTGGCGGCGTTTACAAGTTATTTTTTAAATTTTCAAATACCGGGATTAGGCATTGTTATCATCAATCAGGCAGCAAATATTTTGAACTTTAATGCGGTGGCTACTTATTACAGCACATTTGATTTGACGACCTATCAAACTAATTTATCGGCTGCATTAACATCTTTTGCCGAAAGCTTTGCTTTTAACGGCGAGCTTTTTAGCGGCGACTTGGAAACTTATATCAAAACAAATGTAGCCGGTACAAGGGATTTTTATATTAATAATACAACCTTAGATAACACTCCGTTTTCGGGTTCGCAAAGTTTAAGTTCAGGATATTTTAATTATATTAGTACCATTTTAAGCAATATCACATATAATGCGTTTTAGACTGATAGATTACGGTAAATTATTGTACGAAACATTAAGGTCGTACTATTCTTTGAATAAACAAGGAAAGATAAACCGTTTCTATCAATATTGCGCCTGTTTGGTACAGCCTTTAATACAGCCATTCAATACCTTCAATGTTCAGCGCATACAAAACGCTTTGATTGCGGGGTGCTATTGGCAAATAGGGCAACTTACAAACGTGTTAAATTATTTGTATGACCCCAAATTTTACGGCATATATATTACACAGGAATATGCCAACCCCGTAAGCGCAACCTCTTTTGGAACTTTAGCAATTATTAATACGGGTAGTTTTGGCACAAATCCTGTTCAGCTAAGAGAATTTAATGATAGGGGCGGCGTACAACCAACGGTAATACATATACCAACCCATGTAAACGTAACGCAAATAACAGCAACAATTGAACAGATAAAATTACACGGCATAGTTTATTTGATAGAGGTAGACACAAACATAAGTTAAGATGAGCATTTTACAATTTCCTGGCACACGAAAAGGATACGGCGGTATTAACAATCCTGTATTTTATAGCGATATTATATTGGCTAATCAATGGGTATTGGATGCTATCGCAGCGATAACAGGGCTTGGTTCAAGTGATTTTGCCATTATTTCAGGGTTGATTTATACTCCAGGTATAACCAATACATACACCGCAGGCATCATTTATTTTAATGGTGTTTTTTATTATTCGGCTAATACATTAAACGAATTATCTTACTTACAACCAAATCCAACAGATACCGAAAGCGTGGAATTTTCAGATACTACATTCAGAAATATTTACACTATAAATTATGCTATATCTTCAAACACCGCTTTAGGTAATACCCCTCAATTTTTGGGTAATATGAACTCATATCGCATAAGTTTAAAATACACACAAGCGGCGGTTCAGGCATTGCAAGCACTAACAACGGGGTTAGGTTCGGCGGCTTATGCAACACTTGGAACAGGTACGGGGCAAGTATTAACAGCCGACCAAACATATACCCGCACTCAAATAGCCGCTAATTTTCAGCCGTCAACAGTGGGTGATGTTAAAACATTTATAGCCCTATCATCTGGACAAAATACGGCATTTTTGGCAAACTTTAGTGGAACTGGTGAGGGTACAGTATTTCCGTGGGTTGGATGGCATATATTAAATGGGCAAGATGGATACCCTGACATGACAGGTAGATGTTTTGTTGGTATTGGTAGCGGCTTTGCTTATAATACTACTGGCGGTAGTGCAACAACAACGATTACGGCCAATAACGTACCTGTATTAGCAACAGGAAGCATATTTGGTGCAACTTCCGGCAGTACATCAGCGGTGGCTTTTACAAATTCGGCAGGCACATTGTCAACAGAACCTGTTAATGGTGGCTCACCAAATACGCCTATATCAGTACAAGACCCGTATATGACAGCTTACTTTATTTACAGACATACATAGCCATGAAAAAACTATTATTTTTATTATTGTTATTGCCGTTTTTTACGCAAGCGCAGGTGATAATAACGCAGCCGTATCGTTTTACAAAAAGAGTAACACTTGATGATAGCATTGAGCAAATAAATAATTTGAATGACACCGTTGCAAGCCGAAGATATGTTAGAACACAATTTTTCTCTTTTTCAGGCACAATTACAAGTTCACCGATCATAGGCCAAACGTATGCGAGTTTAGGTGATTTTATTAGATTATTTAGCCAAACAAGTAATCCTACAGGCTCATTAAGTGGCGGAGGAAATTATGAATTAACAACAAGTAACGTAACTCATAATTTGGCTTATGGTTATGGTAGGACAAACTTAAACACCAATCCGATTGCAAGTCCTGTAATTATTAATCCTGGTACGCACAATGTATTTACGTCAAGCCCGGATCAAGGAAGTACAAACACAGGCGTATTATCGGTTACAACACCTGTAAACACGAATACAACTTATACAATTACCATTAATACCACTGATAGCAAAACAGCATCTTATAGCACCACCGATGCGTTTTACCCAAATTCTTATTGGGGTAGGACAGCAACAACAACCCCGTCAAGCGCAACGATAATTTCCGTGGCTGGGGGTTATAATAATTTAACATCAAACAGGTCGCAAACGTTCAATGTATTTGCGTCGGGTAGCAATTACATATACTATGCCTATCCGTCAAACTTTGGCTTATTAACATCGCTTAAAATAGGCGGACTTGAAAGTTTACCAACGTTTACTTTAACGGTAGTAAGCGTAACGAACGCATCAAGCTACGTTCAAAATTATAACGTTTACACATCAAATAATACATTTTCAGGAACGGTAACAAACGCAGTAGCACAATGAAAAAATTACTTTTACCATTATTATTGCTAATAGGTTTTGCAGGTTTTGCGCAAGTCCCATTAACTGGATATATAACAACAATAGGGTCGTTGGATACCTATCCTGTTTTTATTGATACACTGGGCCAAAGCAACATGACAGTTCATGACACCATTGTCAGAAATGCGATACCATCCGCACGTAGAAAATTAGGGATGACCGTTACGGTAAATTATATAGGCAGTACGTTAATGCCATCAAAATATATAATGATGCGTACTGATTTAGCTAATTCAGGATGGCAATTAGTTTATAGTTTGGTTAGTGGAATATTGACGTTTAATGGCATAACAGTTGCAGGCAGTTCAACAACATTAATAAAAAAGACTGGCGGCGGTTCTGGTTCAGCCTTATTAGCCAATACATACGCCCCATCAGGAACAGTCGATAACATACTTGACCTACAGGCAACAAATTCATCTACTGGCGAAAATAACATTTACACGATACAAGGATTGGCACCAGTAAGTACAACGGGTAACAATCATTGGTATTTTAGTTTACCCGGGGGGGGTGGTACTATCATTGACAACGCTACCTTGAACGGCGGGTATTATCCTGCATGGTTGACAGGATTTAGATTAGGTACTTCGGCAACATCGGGATATGTATTGACTACAGACGCAAGTGGTAATGGGACGTGGCAGGCAGCAAGTGGTATAACTGCATTAACAGGAGATGTTACAGCAAGCGGAACAGGTAGTGTTTCAGCAACAGTAGCACAAGTTAATGGAATAACAAAAAGCTATTATGACCCAACAAGCAGTATACAAACACAGTTAAACAGCAAGCTATCAACAACAAGCGCAGCATCTACATATCTCCCATTAAGCGGAGGAACATTAACGGGGCAATTGATAATTTCAAATAACAATACAACCTCAGCCCCGATGGTATTTACTGATACTCAATCTGGCGGATATCAGTATTGGATAGGTAATGTAAATCCATCCGTTGGGCATTTTGGAATATACTGCGCTACTTGTGCCGTTCCTGTTTTTGATTATAACGGAACAAATGGTAAAACAACATATCCTGGTAGTATTACTGCAAGTGCTTTTACAACGAGCGGGGGTACTGGTGGTAATTTAACGGGTGGCAATGGAACTTTAACCACATTGACAACCAGCGGAACTGGTGCAGCTACATTAAGTGGCAATGTGCTAAATATACCGACTCCGGCATCGGCTTTTATAACCTCATTAACAACAACTGGAAGTAGCGGGTCTGCTGGTGTAGTATCAGGCGTTTTAAACGTGCCGACTTATACATTATCAGGATTGGGTGGTTTATCAACATCTTCGGCAGCAAGCACATACGTTCCATACAGTTCATGGACTTCAGATGTTTCGGCAGGCAACCATTCTATAACACTAACAGGAAGTTCTGCCACATCTATTATTGGCCCGACATCAATAGGAACTCAATTAAATTCAGGAAGTAATGGTGTAAGTTTATCACAATATAATCTTAACTATATAACTAATTCAGGCTCTTATACAAGCACACTTGCCCCAACAACATTAACCGCAGCGAGGACGTGGAATTTACCTGATGCAAGCGGAACGGTTTTATTATCTACTAATACTGCAACAATAACAAATAAAGACTTAACATCTGGTACAAATACATTTCCTACATTAAACCAAAATACAACCGGAAGTGCTGCAACATTGACAACTGCAAGGACAATAAATGGTATATCGTTTAATGGAAGTGCAAATATTACCATTAAAGCCGCTACTACTAATTTAATAACATTTGATAATAGCAATACTGGTACGGCATCTGGAACAACATGGGATGGTAGCGTTAGTGGTATAGAAGTCAGTGCAAATACGTTGGGGGCATTAACTACGGCAAATGCAGCATCTACATATCTCCCATTAAGCGGAGGAACATTAACGGGCGCATTAACAGGTTCAAGTGCTACTTTTTCAAGCACAGTAACAGCAAATTCATTCTCAGGTGCAGGAACAGGGTTAACAGGTACTGCTAGTTCATTAACAGTTGGTAATTCTACTCAATGGAATGGACAAAATATAAATACTGGAACAAATTATACTTCTCCACTTTATTTTATGACTACAACGGGTACTCCAAATTGGGGTTATTCAACTGTAGCTAATATTCAATCAACTTTAGGATTAGGTAGCAAAGCTTATCAAAATATTGTAGATAATTACAATGGTACAACTATTAATGCTAACACTTTTTTAGTAGCTGATAAACTAAGTGCAGGGGCTCAAGTTACCAATAGTATAAATGGACCGGGGTATTGGACATTTATAAGAAGTTTAAGAAATGAAGGCAGTAATGACATAGTAGTCCAGTACGGTGACGGTACTTATGGGGGCAATAGAATGGGCAGAAGGACATCTTTTGATGGAGGTACTACTTGGAGTAGTTGGCAATATCTTGTATTTGCTGACCAATTAGGCAGTAATGCGTATACATCAACTGCTTATTTACCTCTATCAGGAGGAACTCTTACAGGAAACTTATTAATAGGTACAACAACAGATAACGGTAATAAACTACAAGTAAGTGGTAGTTCTACTTTTGCAGGAGGAATAAATTCATCAGCAGCTCAAACAGTAGTAAATGGCTCTGTAAGCGGAAACATTACAGCAAGTCAACCCTTCCAAGGATTATCATACAAAATGGTAATGATTTATATGTCTGCCTTAAACGGAACAGCAACGTATACGTATCCTACAGCATTTACTGGAGGAACCCAACCAGCAGTTACATATATAGGAGCAGGAGGAGTTGCAGCAACAAATACATCCGTAACAGTAACAGGAACTACAACTTCTGGATTTATAAAGATAGAAGGATATTAAAAAAAATAAATTTGTAAATATTAAAAATAATTCGTATATTATATTAATAAATAAAAAATAAAAAAAATGAAAATAATTCAACCAATTTCTCTTTGGGTAAATGGAACCCAAAAACAAGCAACAGCATTTAATATGATTAGCATCAACGATAATCTTATCGATATAGCTACTTTCTATTACACTTTAAATGAGACTATTGTCCCACCACTGCCCGTGTCTGGTTCTACAGAACCTATTGTCCCACCACTGCCCGTGTCTGGTTCTACAGAACCTATTGTCCCACCACTGCCCGTGTCTGGTTCTACAGAACCTATTGTCCCACCACTGCCCGTGTCTGGTTCTACAGAACCTATTACACCAGTAGAAAATACTTACAATAAATTAGCAGACGGTAATTTGTCTATTTCAGGAGCTGATTATGCTTCTTGGAGTGTAAATCCTGATATCAATACAGCAGCTTATGTTTGGGGAGCAGCTCAATTAAATTTAATTTTAGTTTAATATTTTTAGTATATATTTATAATAAACAATAACTATGATGATACCATTTATATTAGGAGGCGTAGACAGTGAATGGGTATGGTTTGATGATATTGGCGAATGAAAACAGGCATAGCACTTGCCCTATATTGTATAAGCTATAACCTGTATTTGTACTGTATGGCTACAATACCTATGCCCGAAAGTACGCAAAGGTTATGGAATTATTACACTATTGGCGGGTTGCTATTGTTTACGTTTATACGTGAACGGTATTTAATGAAACTTGTAGAAATACAGTTTATAAACGTTTGCAAGGCTGTTATCATTACAACCATACTCATAATAATACTGAATTACCATCAGGTAATAAATGGAGTTTATGCGGTTATGTTTTGGTTTGATTATTGTATTTTTGTTGTAATGGTTGGCGCAATGGTTAGCGCATACAGATACGGATTTTTTAAAAATGAATAAATGCAATCCAAAAACACACTCTATTATTTATGGGTAGCGTTTATAACCGTTATAAGCATAGTTAACATCGACAAGTTTTTTAGGAAAACAAAGCGGGAAAAAGACTATGAGGCAATTATTGAAAAGCAAAAACAATTACTTGAGTTAAATAAAAAAATTATAGAACAATTACAAAAGACAGTAGATGAATACCGTAGGAAACAACAGCCATAAGTTAGTATCGTGGAATATGATATGGACGTTTTGTGGGGCTATCCTTATACCCGTTATTGGTGGTATGGGCGGCCTTGCTATTTTAGGAACACGTGCTATTGATACGCTTGAAAGCTACGGTGTTAGGCTTAGTAAGGTAGAGGTAAAACTTGACCACGTATCGGACAAAGTTGATACTATGCAAAACAGGCAGGATAGATACAATATTTCTACGTCATACCAGATTAAGGACTTGAATAAACATCCCGATTTGGTTAATGAGCATTACAATAAAAACAAGCACATTACTTTTCCACGTACTACAAACTAAAGCTTCACCCGTGCGTTCTGCACACATACGATAGATTGGTTAAAAAGAGTTGACGGCGAGCGGAGACTCTTTTTTTGTTTACATACCAAAATTCCCTACCTTTACCCTCGGAGACTGTTAAAGCGGCATAATCAGCGAGTAGTTTGTCGCTTTTTTTGTTGGGAAACATTAGCTAACTTTACATCATGGCATCATTCGACATCGCACAAAAAATTACCGCCAAATTTGAGGGCGGTTACGTAAACAATCCACATGATACTGGGGGCGAAACTTTTGCCGGAATTTCTTGTAACAACTGGCCTAAATGGGCAGGATGGGCAATTATAGACGATTACAAGGCGCAACATGGGTTGACTAATATAAATTCATTATTGACAGACCCGACAATGATTGATGCTATTAAATCGTTCTATAAGCCTAACTTTTGGGACGTTATAAAAGGTGATTTAATAAACGACCAGCAGTGCGCAAACCAGTGTTATGATACAGCGGTAAACATGGGTACAGGTCGGGCGGCTGAATTTATGCAACACGCAGCGGCAGTAAATGTTGACAGGCTAATCGGCAATCAAACTATATCGGCTATCAATGCTATGGATGCGAAGATATTTTATTACGACTTTTTATCGTTGCGCAGAAATTACTATGATGAAATTATCGCAAAAGACCCATCACAGGCGCAGTTTAAAAATTCATGGTATTCGAGATTAACGAATTACGTTTGACATTGTGGATAATAGTTTATAACTTTAAACAAAAATGGCAGACATCCAAACGACAAACGATACAGACGTAAAAACACGGGCAAATTTAGCCTATGTGTGGAGTATTGGCGCAATAGCCATGCTTGCGTATATCCTGATAAAATGGGGCGACCAAAAAGAAATTTTAACCCTTATTATCGGATTGATTGGAGGCACTATACTTGGCGGTATTTTCGGCGTTTATTTTGGTGGTACTACCTCCAAAAAGGCTGACAATATCGTTAACGCTGCTGATAATACAACTGTTAACGCCAACCCAAACGTAACAACTTAAACAAAGAAAATATGAACACATCATGGATTAAAGTAATTGGCTCATTCGGAACTTCGGCGGGTCTTATTATTGCGCAGTTAAGCAAAACAGGTACAGTAAGTACGGATGCTATATTGATAGCTATTTTTGCTGCTATAGTTGGTATTGATGCTATTAACAAAATTGTTAATACACCTATTGGTAAAGACGTTTTAGCGGTTGCCGAACAGCTTACAGCAAATAGCAATAATTCAGCACTGACGGAGGCGCATACCATTATAGGGGATGCTATTAAGGCTTTGGCGCAAAGTGTTCCTGCCCCTGCCGCTCCAATAGCACCACTTCCACCGTTGCCACCAGCACCTACGCAACCTGTAGCAGCATGAAACGCACCATCCTAATCCTATGTATACTTTTGGTAGGGTGTAAAGCACGGCAGACCAGTACTATAAAAAAGGATAGTGTTTCGGTTCATAAAACAATTAACACCACACAGGTAATTACGCATACTGTAGACACGTCAAAAGCTAATACGGTAACAAGTACCAACACAAGCAATATCGTTCATTATACGTCATCTGATAGCGTTACAACGGACGTTAAACCTGTATCCGGTACAACAACAACTATAAAACCAGATGGCTCAATTAGCGGCCAATTCAGTGATGTTAAAACTACTAAACGATGGGCTAATGTTTTGGATGCCGATAAAAAGGAAAGTTTAGAAAAAAACGACAATTTATCAAAGGGGCATTTAGTTGATATGTCCAATACTGGAGTAATCGGTTCATCTGATAGCGCAGTATTTGTTAAATCAAATCATATCACCGTTTCAAAAGCTAATAATAGCTATACCTATGTTATTTTTGGAGTGGTTTTGTTGTTGGCATTGGCTGGGTGGTGGTATCTTAAAAGTTATTTACCTAAATTACCTAAAGCATGAGCCAATTACCATACAACATCGAACCGAAAGGGAAACAAATTGTTGCTATGAATGTTGTTTTGGCTTTTGTATTTGTGGTGTTTATTGTATTCATGATTAAAGCATTGATGAAATGAAATCCGGAGTGATTTGGTTTTTGGTATTAGTAATAGGCTACTTTGGGAGCTTTTATTTGATATTTAGAAAAAAGAAATGAAAAAATCTGAACTTAATGATGGGTTATTGTTTAAGTTGGAAAGAACACAGCGAAATGTACACGTTATTTGGGTTGAAGGCAAGCGGGAAGTATTATTGATAAGCGACCTGCATTGGGATAACCCGAAATGCGACCGGGAACTATTAAAAAAGCATTTGGATGAAGCGTTGGTACGTAATGCCATCATTCTGATAAACGGGGACGCTATGTGTTTGATGCAGGGCAGGTTTGACCCGAGAGGTACCAAAAAAGATGTAAGACCTGAGCATAATAAAGGCAATTATCTGGATTTAGTAATTGAACATTTTTCTGACTATTTTGTGCCATACGCACAGAATATTGCCGTGATAGGTTACGGTAACCACGAAACAAGCGTTATTAAACGATTGGAAACCGACCCTATGCAACGTGCGGTTGATTTACTGAACTACAAAGCAAAAAGCAATGTGCAAACAGGTGGTTATGGCGGTTGGGTAGTGTTTAATTTTAAGATTAACAAATCGAAAGCTAAGGAATACAAAATTAAATACTTTCATGGCAGCGGCGGCGGTGGTATTGTAACCAAAGGTGCTATTAACCATCAAAGGCTTGACTCGTTTATTGAAAACGCTGATTGTATTTGGATGGGACACATACACGACCAATGGATTATGCGTGTTACCATCGAAAAATTAAACAGTCAATATCATACCGAACAAAAGGATGTATTGCACATACAGACCCCAAGCTATAAAAACGAATATGATGATGGCAATGGTGGTTTTCACATCGAACGTGGTGCGCCGCCTAAACCTTTGGGCGGGTGCTGGTTGCAGTTAGAACCAGTGAGGGACACCGACAAATCAAAAGGCCGAGACTACTATAAAATTTATGCGAGGGCAACCAAAACCGACAATTAAGCAAGCCGAAATTAACGAATTAATGCGCAGGTTAAAAGAACAGGAAGAAAAAGTTGAACTATTAAAAAAACGGTTACGGGCATTGATTGACAATCGTTAAAACGGTTAAGAATAGGTTATATTAGATAATTGGAATTAGTATAATAGAAACGGTACTTAAATATTTTGTGAAAAATGATATTCACCAAAACAAACACTCGAATAGATAACGGCGCAGAAGTTTTGATAGTAGCTATCATGGTTGCGCTTATTGGTTGCTGTATTTGGTACTTGATATTATGAACCGTTGCCGACACAGACCTGAATACTATTGGCCAACCGTAATAGCAATATTAGGGTTTGTGCTTTTTGTGATGATAATTAATTGGATATGAAAAACCCTTTGCCCCTCTTAATAGCCCTTATAGTTTCGTTTGTGGCATTACTATGAGTGGCGGCTTTAATTTTAACTAAACTATGAAAACACTAAAACTAATCTTCTTTACAATCCTGTGGATAGCAGGATGGGTATGTGCTGTTAAGGCGCAACAAGTGGTGGTAAAGCATCACTCTTACACCACATATTACAATCCTAAACTACACTGTCCAGATAGTGTAGCATGGAATTTAAATGCGAGTATGGTATCATGTACGCCACCTAAACGCATCGATAAGTTTGCGCAGGATAAATCAATACCAAAAAGTCCGACACCTGATGATTTTGCAAATACGCACTATGATAAGGGTCATTTATTTAGCTACGATGATGCAGCTTGCGACCCAACCGATAGAATTGAATGTTTTTACATGACAAATATGTATGCTCAATTACACCCATTTAACGCTGGTGATTGGAAAGTTTTAGAGGTTCAGGAAAGAGAATGGGCTAAGAAATATAATCTGCATATAATAGCAGGTGGTATAGGCTCATTAGGGACGCTTAAGGGCGGCGAAAATATACCATCCTTTATATATAAGGTTATATTAATGAATGGCTCTTATACGTGTTGGATTATGCCAAATTCAAACGATAGCCATGGGCATCCGATAGCTAAATGGCAGGTAACAAAACAAGTGCTGGATAGCCAGACTGGCTTGCATCTTTAATTTCTTCGTAATAAATTAAGCCCCGATGTTTGTCGGAGCTTTTTTGTTAATCATCAGTCCATTCAAATGAAGTCATTTTTATTCGTTTAGTTTCGTCATAATTAGGAAATGTTTTTTCTAATTCACGCATGTACGTCGTCAAACTAAAGTGAACCAAGGCTTGTGTAGTGTTTCGGTTTAAAGTAAAGCTAAGTTTTCCATTTTTGGGGTGCAAGTGATCTGTGATTTTATTTTTTCATACGCAAGTTTTCTGTTTTTAAGTGATTGTTGTTTTATTCGTTCCCGTTCTTGTAAAATAAGCTCACCACGTCCAAAGTAAACATCTGCAGGAGTTAGATTTTGGAGCGATTCGTGATAGCGCTGATGGT